TCATCTCCCTTCAGTACCACGATGTCGAGCTTCGCATCACTTGGGGTGCCGAGGCTGCCGCGAGCAAGTGGGAGGTCTACGCGAACTACGCGTATCTCGACACCCAAGAGCGTGAGGTGTTCGCTTCCCAGCCCCAGAACATGATCATGACCCAGGTCCAGAAGGCGATCTCTTCCAACTCCAAGATCCAGGAGCTCAACTTCAACCACCCAGTCAAGTACATCGCCGCTGGTGATGCTTCGGCGGTCACCATGGTCAGCACCGCGGGTAACAAGCTCAAGCTCCAGATCAACGGTACCGACGTGGCTGACTACAAGTTTGCTGATCCCAACTTCACCACCGTACCCCTCTACTATCACACCTCCCACGGCACCGCCACCCCTGGCACCAAGCTCTTCTTCTACCCTTTCTGCCTCGATGCCGGTAAGCTCCAGCCCACTGGTTCGCTCAACTTCTCGCGCCTCGATTCCGCGCGTATCATTAACGACACCGCCAATTGTGATAAGGATATCTACGCGGTGAACTATAACGTCCTCCGCATCGAAAATGGAATGGGTGGTCTTTTATATTCTAACTAATTACTATATGTGGAAACTCATTTTCCTTCTCGCCATCGTTTTTGTATTGACGTACAATCCTAAATCCAGGACACTCGAAAAGTTTGTTGGTCAGCCCACGCCACCAACACAAAAGTCTTGTGAAAATACGCATTACGAAGCCGTTCAATTTGCTCAGACACCATACGAGTGTCCCACCCCAGGTAAATCTAAAATGGGTGTACTTACTTAAAAGGGAAAGTAGTGTGTAACCTACAAATGATTCAGATGAACCGTGAAAACCTCATGATGCTTGCGACGGCTGTATGTCTCATTGGTATCATTTTCGTGTTCAAGGAACTCAACAAGACAAAGGAAGAGATGAATGGGTTCAGGACATTTTCGGAGCAGTTGGTTCAGCACATGAACAGCCCCGAAATTGAGGAGGAGGGAGATGAGATTGAGACGAATCTGGAGAAAATTGAAGAAAAGAAGGAGGAATAAACATATCGGTATATTGTAACTTGCGAATGCGCAATGAAAAAGTACAAAGCTATCGCAGTACCGGTTAGTTTCGCCACGGGGAAACCTAAATTCCTCACAGTGAGAGACCGTCGATTTAAGGATTGGATTTTTGTCACAGGTGGTTGTAGACGACGTGAAATTTTCAATCCACTTCGATGTGCTCTCAGGGAACTTGAAGAGGAGACGAGAGGTGTAGTATCCTTAAAAAGTGGTGAATATACCGAATTCAAGTTTGTAGTCAAAGAGAGTCCAGGGGTAGATCTCGAATATAATGTCTTTATATTCTTCGTGGATTATTCACTCGCAGAACAACAATCTCAGGTGAAGAAGTTCTATGATGAGAAGCAGAAGACAAATCTAAAGAAGTTGTTGAATCAACCCATAAAGAAAACATACGACGAAAATGATTTTATGAATTACGAAACCCTTGAAGAGTTTAATACAAGGAAAAGATGGAAACTTATTGTGGATAATGTGATTAAGAATCCACAATTTTACGCGTGTATAAGTTCTCACAATAGAAAAACCTTCTCTATTAAATAATGAAGTCCAAGGCTTACATTTTAATGCAGATTGAAGAATTATTGGAAAAGAACCGTGGTCTCTGTGAAGAAGAAATCGAAGAGTGGAAAGAAACGAATAAAGATAAGACAGTCTACGAACTGCTCACCTTTAAGAAACAGTTGTCTCAGGGAAAAGAATTTTCAGATGTTTCTTGCATGAGATGGTTTAGAGAATAACGGTGTACTTCAAGTATGTTTAAGGCTTGGTGTGCATCTCAAAAATTTAACAATGCAACCAATCTATCACATGTGCTCATGGACGGTGGTGTCCTTTCTGTGCCATTTGATAAATTGAATGTCTTTTATGAACAGTATGTAGATGCTGTAAAGCGGGGTGAAAGACTTTACGTCGTCGAACAGAAGAGTGACACGTATAACTTTTTTGTGGACATCGACTACAAGGATGAAAAACCCCTTGAAGTCGATGAAATTCGGAGTATTTGTAAAGTGATTTGTGACAAAGTGAAACGACATGGTGGAAAAGAGTGTCTCATTTCGATCTCACCACCGAAAGAATCTGGTACACTCGTAAAGACTGGTGTACATCTGAATTGGCCAGGTTTCGTAGTTGATCAGGTTTCAGCCCTGGCTCTCCGAGATCATATCCTTTTGGCTCTCTCTACCTTGAATAGTGGTACCGATTGGAACGAAATCATAGATCTCGCTGTTTATGGAAGCGCCAGTCGGAAGACGAAAGGAAGTGGATTTAGAATGCCCTGGTCCTACAAGAGAGCTAAACATAACCCTTGTGGTGGGCAGGGTTGTGAAAAGTGTGAAAAGGGGAGGGTGGACCAATTGGCGTATCTTCCGATATTTCGATATGTTGATGGCCCTCTCAGTACAATTATTCAAATCGATCAAACCCCAAGTGTTGAGATTCTTAAAATGTCAGCGGTTCGTACGGATAAACCCCAAACGACACATGTAGAACCTCCATCAGTCGTGGTAAAAGAGGGTACATTTTCGAACGAACAAACAAAGGATGAACTTCACGATGAAGAAACGAAAGGACTTATACAAGAATATGTTCGCAAACATTTGGAAGGTCAACAAAATTCGTACATCACCAAACTCTTCAAACACAAACAAACCTTCCTTGCTTCGACAAACTCAAAATATTGTGAAAACTTGAAGCGTGAACATGGATCCAATCATATATGGTTTATCATCAGTGGAAATGAAATTATCCAGAAATGTTTTTGTAGATGTGAGACACTTTGGGGAAGACGAGATGGGTTCTGTAAAGACTTTTGTGGGCGTAGACACCTTCTCACTCCAAACATTACCGACAAGCTATATCCCAAAAAAGAACAAATGAAGTACTGCCCAGAAATCAAGAAACGTGTTGAAAAGCCTCCGATTGGGTATGGTAGTATCAAGAAACCCCTAGAAATGTTCATAACGAAAAATATGAAAGCCCCAGAAGGAACACAAGTCGTTAAGATCGAAAAAAACAAGACACACTTCATAGCTCTCACAAGCTCCAAATACTGTGAAACGATTCGGGGTGTACACGAAGATGTTTCGATGTCGTACATCATTAAAGGAAAGGAGATTACGCAGAAGTGTCCAAAATGTAAACGAGGTACACCAAGAACACACGTCTTAAATACCGATATTGTAAAGGTACTTAAACAGTAATTTCTCTATATACTCAAAATGTACAAGACACGAACTGGGCGTCTGATAAAGAAGCCTGTTACATTTCAACCAACTGAAACGGATCTGGTGGACGATTATGCCGTAGATGATCATGATACAGACTTTGATTCTGACCTTGACACAGAAGATGAAGAGGAATATACCTCAGATGAAGACGACGACGAAGACGATATGGATGAAAATGGTAATCTCAAAGACTTCGTCGTGGATGATGAGAGTGAGTCAGAAGACGCTTAAAAAAAACAATGGTAAAATTAGAAATGGAGACTGACATTGGAAACCCAATTGATTATGACCCATCCGTTGATCCTTTAAATAATGAAAAGATGGATGACACTGTTCAGGAAGAACAGCAATATTACAACGACTACAATATGCAAGTTCCACAATCATTCCCCCCTCCACCCCCTCCTCCATCACAGTCAGACAAGAATGATTTTCTCTCCAGTATTGATAAGTCGACTTGGATTATAGCATTTGCAGTATTCCTTTTAGGCTTTTTTATGGGGAAAACCATGCAGCCAGTGATCCTCCGGTACACTTGAGTAGGCGACAAAAGTCCCTATATCACCATAAATAGGTTTAATATTTCCTGACTCACCCATTTTAATGAGTTGAGTTGGATATGTAGGAATGATAAACGCATCATCTGTATCCTCAATGAAACCAGCAGTCGTCGAAGCTTCTGGCTCTGAAACTGTTTTGCTTTTTAAATTATATTTCGGTTTAAAAAACAAAATAAAGAAAGCTCCTACGAGGAGTATCGTGATGATAATCCGGAACATTCCGTTTATTGTATGTGAATATTTTTATCTAAAAACAATGGTATACTGTTATTTTTAGACAAAGGATAATTAGGTGTTTTTTTTTTGCTTAGACCGACTCCCCATCCTCCTTAATTTCCCCCATCTTTCCATCGGTCGAAGCCTCAGCCTCAGCCTCGCGCTTCTTCTGACGCTCCTCCATCTCCTTTGCGACGATCGCATCAGCTTCCTTGACAAGCTCTTCCATAGGAGTATCCGGCTTTTCCTTCTTGAGACGCTCGAGTACTTCGGCAGGGTGAGAAATAGGCGCTTCGTCAGGCTTGGTGTAAAACCTGGAGTTCTCATCACCGGGTGTGTAACCAATCTTCGTATCCATCATTCCCTGCTTACGTTCCTGGAACATACGAGCAGCCTGTGCCTGGTTCTCACGGTAACCGGTCATGATCTCCTCAAGCTTATCATTCGTGTAGTGAACATCCTCAATCTTGGAAGAATCCGGGGGGATGAGAAGCCACTTGTACATGTCTACGACGTAGATGTCGAAAGTGGGATCCTCCCTTTGAAGACGCTTTGCATGGTTAGCCGCCTCGTCACGAGTCCCGAACGCACCACGAATCTTGATACCAAACTTATCAGTCTTCTGGGGTGCATCTGGGCCGACGACGGAGAGGCAGGCAAAAATCTGACCAGGAACGGTAGTGTAATCTTGTTCAAGAGACATTATACTTATGTAAGTGTTTAAAACTTTAAGCTTCCTAAGTAAGGCTATTAAAAACACGAAACTATACTTAAATATGGAGGAGATTCGAAAGAATCACAATGATGCCAAGAGGAGTCTCATACAGAGTGTCGCCCGGGAGGGTCAACACATCCTTGATGTTGGTTGTGGTTTTGGCGGAGATCTTCAGAAATGGTCAAAGTGTGGTGTCAATATAAACATGTGTGATCCAGAACCAGATGCTCTTGAAGAGGCTCGGTCAAGGGCGAAGAATATGCATATGCGGGTGAATTTTTACGAGGGTGACATACACAACTGTCCAAACAGAAAATTTGACATCGTGTGCTTCAATTTTTCACTTCATTACATCTTTGGGTCAAGAGGGTTGTTCATGAGTTCAATCAGGGAGATCAAAAAACGTATGAAACCTGGTGGTCTTCTCATAGGTATCATCCCAGATTCGGAAAAAATCATTTTCAAAACACCTTACCAAGATGATACTGGTACCTTTTTCAAAATGAAAGACCACGGAAATGGTGGCTTTGGTGAAAAATTGTTCGTACATCTGGCTGACACACCATATTACGCAGAAGGACCAAAATCCGAACCGGTAGCATACAAGGATCACCTGGTCACTGGTTTGGAAGATCTGGGATTTAGATTACAACTTTGGGAGGGACTCTCAGGAAATCCCATCTCAGAATTGTATAGCAAATTTATCTTTGTCTATAACAGATGATAGCTCTGGCTTTACTTATTGTCATAAATCTTTTTATTCTCAAAATGACACGTGAACCATCAGTCCTCGTGGAAGTGAGGCAACGATACAAGAAACTTCGTGATCACATCATCGAAACGAAGAATGAAAAGTATCGGATGCTCACAACCCCCGTGCCCCTCACAGGAATGCAACGAATGAAGGAGAGTGTGGGCTACAACACCAACAAGGGTGCGGAAATTGTCGTGTGTCTGGACGGTACAGTGAACGATGTGTTCCACGTGTTGATCCACGAATTGGCTCATTGTACCGTGAAGGAATATTCTCATTCGGAATTATTCTGGCAAAACTATGTTGAACTTCGTGACATGTGTGTAAAGCTTGGGATATACGAACAGATCCCGGAACGTAAGGAGTTTTGTGGCCAGCACATCCAGGATAAATAATCTCTGTGTACTTTAAATGAAAACACCAGTCAGTGTACTACTGATGGCCATCGCATACTGGATAGTCATCTATGGGGTCACAATAGTACCTCAATATGTAACAAACTATTACGTCAACCTTTTGTGGATGACTGTAGTGATACCAAATGTATTTCGTTTTGCTGTCGGTAACATCCCCCGTCTCGCAGTGGATCGTGTATTTTTCTTGACCGCGACACTCATTGGTCTCGTGCTGACTTTCCTGATCAACCAGATTTCGAAGGAAACGAAGGATGCGATGACTGATCCCAATGCTTCTAACAACAAGAAACTTAAATTGAGTGGCTTGTTGGTAGGGACATTCGCAGCAGGAGCCCTTGCGACGTATTTTGCGGGTATTGATACCTCGATTTACAGTAATATGGGCTGGGAAACAACCGTCTAAGGCTTAACAATGTAATCCTTGACAACATAGAAGGCCACAGCCGCCACAACACCGGTGGTGGCAAGACCAACCATACTCCTACCCCCTTGTTCGTTAAGGAACTTGGGGATAGAGGTCGCAAGACGGTCCTGTACAGGCTTACTCACAGCGGCGGCGGTGCACGCAGCGACGACGAGGGCAGTGAGCTGATCATCAGTGAGAT